CTATAGGTTAGAAACCTAGGCTATATTAGCCTCCAGTCTCACCAAGTAGTCCACGAACGACAACCAATCCATACATATCAGGACGAACCATCTTCTTAGCGTAACGGGTCATTACCCCTTTACGTGGAACGAAGTCTTCAGGTCCGAAGATTGTAGGTGTGGTTTGTAGTGGTACGTATGGAGCATATACGTAACCAGACTCAAGGAAAGAGTTTCCTTTACGTCCTACAAGAACAATGTTGCGTGGGAAGTAAGGATCAACCATAACGTCGAACTTACGACTCAAAGATCCAACCTTAACAGCGCCGATATCGCCTTTGTCTGCATCAGCAGTAACATTAGCACGGAATCCAGAGGTGAACTCAAGGATGTTAGCAACTTCTGGAGAACAAACTACGAAGTTAGCACCACCACGAAGAGTCTTTCTGTGGATTTGAGCAGAAACATCATTGATGGTTTCAATGAGAGTCTCATACCATTCTGATACAGTACCGGTGAAGTCAGGGGCTTTAGCAGAAGCACCAACTTCAGCACCAGTCTCACGATTTACGAAAAGACCGGGTGAACGAGACCAGTAGAAAGTACCAGCAGTAGCACCCTTAACAAGGTCTTGAAGAATCTCACGATCGATTTCCAAAGCAATTTGCTCAGAAAGGATAGAGGTCAATTCAACTTCAGCATCCAAATTGTGATAAGCATTCAAGTCTTGTCCCAATTCAGGAGTCCACTTGGCTTTCAACTTTTTGGTCATCGCTGTGATAGCGATAGAATCTACCTTGATATCAATCTCTGGGATTTCAGTTTCGTTCTCAAGTCCCCAGAAATCACCACCAACAACAGCACCAGTAGCGCTAGCTGCTTCGATAGTATCCACGATTGGGAAAGAAGCGTTAGCAGAAGCAGTCAAGTCTGTGGCAGCAGCCGCAGTACCCAATTTGCTAGCAGCAGTATAGGTAAGAGTGAGAGTGTCACCAGCATTATTCAAGGAAGTCAAACGACGAACTTGAGTAAGAGCAACAGAGCTAATGTTATCAATAGGAAGAACAATAGAACCTAGGGCTCTCGTGTTCAAGGCGTTTCCAGAAGACTCAATTGAAGATACTGGAAGAGTGAATTGGACTAGCCAAGTATCATCAGCAACATCGGGATCGAAGTCGATTCCGCTTCCGTCCCATCCAGATCCACCAACTTGAGCAGCAGAAGAACTACCATCAAGAACGATAGTACCACTAGCAAGCCCAGCAGCAGAAATAGAAGCAGTTGGAGAAGCATACGCTGAATTGAATGCGTATGGTTGCTTATCAAGCTCTGTGGTGGTTAAAAGAACACCACCGGTGATTTCGGAACCAACACGGCCTTGACCGTATAAAGATTCACCAGCAGCTTGGCCACTGCGAGCACCTTCAAAGGTGAAATCCAAGAAGAAGATCAATCCGCTTGGAAGAGACATTGGTTGTACGCTAACCAAATCGTTAGCGATAAGTCCGGCGAATACACGACGAACGATTGGAAAAGCAACAGCAGCGAAACCTTCAACAGAAGCACCTTGCATGGTGTTAGCTTCACGAAGAAGTTCTTTTGCTTGGTTTTCCAAAAGGCGAGCCATATTTTGTTTTGCATTCTCGCCTGTAAGGCCTTCAAGTAAACCGGTTTGTGACCATTTGTTCAAAAGGGCTTGTCCTTCTGCTTTCATGTCACGGTTTACGATGCCTTCAGTTAATTTCTGAATAATAGACATTATAATACCTCCTACAGTTTTATGTCTTACTTAATACCAGCCAACTTTTTCATATGCTCAGCAAATGTAAATTGTTGTTCTGGTTGTTTACGTCTTGGCATAATACCTGACAAATTTGACTTTCTATTTACTGACTCGCTCAGTGATTGTGGTCCTTTATTTTTCGTAGAACCCACTGTAGCTTTAAGAGTCTCTTGGAGAGTCTTTGCTTCATCTGGTGTGTTTGCCTGTGCGATGGCTTCAACAATTTTGTTTTTTTGTCGCTCATTCAAGGAGGCATCGCTAAGTGTCTTATTGCAATACAACAACTTTGCATTGCTCAAAAGAGTTTCGTTGAGAGAGCCATTAAGCTCATCAACAATTGTTAATAAATCTTTAATTTGTGCGGTCTGCTTACGAACAGT